AACTAATTGGAGTTTTTAATGGTTGTGAATATACTGATCCTACTACAGGAAAGCCTACTTTTTCAAATCATTATCCAGGCAGTGTCGCAGCGGCGGACATCAAAGCATTTGTTATAGATGACCCGAATGTAATATTCGAAGTCAAATGTGACGATAATAATGCAGCGCAAGCACAAGTGGGTACAAACTGCAACATCGCAACATACAGCGCAGGTTCTTCAATAGATGGAATCTCAAATGTTGTTGTTGATGGTAGCACTTTTACTACTAACGCAGGCGGCAACTTTAGAGTAGTGGGTCTATCAACTGATGTTGATAACAGTGATTATTCTGCAGCAAATGCAGCTATTCACGTTAAGATTAACTTACACTCTCTAACAGACACAACAGGTATATAGGAGGTTAAACTATGGCTATATCTAGAAGTCAACTCGTTAAAGAGTTAGAGCCGGGTTTAAATGCACTATTTGGCCTGGAGTACGGACGTTATGATGCTGAGCATACCGAAATATTTGAAACAGAAAATTCTGATCGAGCATTCGAAGAAGAAGTAATGTTATCAGGTTTTGGTAATGCAAGAGTAAAGTCAGAAGGTGGATCAATTGTTTATGACAATGCAACAGAAACCTTCACAGCACGTTACACACATGAAACAATTGCACTTGGTTTTGCAATCACTGAAGAAGCTGTTGAAGATAACCTCTACGACAGAATCTCAGCAAGATACACAAAATCACTTGCTCGTTCTATGGCAAACACCAAGCAAGTTAAAGCTGCTAACGTATTAAACAATGCGTTTGATGCTAACTTTACTGGTGGTGACGGTGTTGAGCTTTGTTCTACATTGCACCCAACTGTAGCAGGTACACTAGCTAATGAGCTAGCAACTGCTGCTGACTTAAATGAAACCTCACTGGAGCAATCATTAATTGATATTGCTGCATTTACTGATGAGAGAGGTTTACTTATCTCTACACAGGGAAGAAAACTTATCATTCCTTCAGAGCTACAATTTGTTGCTGACAGACTTATGGCTTCAGAAAACAGAACAGGCACTGCAGACAATGATATCAATGCACTTAGAAATATGGGCATGCTTCCTGAGGGATATGTAGTAAACCACTACTTAACAGATAATGATGCATTCTTCATCAAGACTGATATTCCAAACGGTTTCAAGTTATTCCAAAGATCTCCAATTAGAACATCTATGGAAGGTGACTTTGACACTGGTAACGTAAGATACAAAGCTAGAGAGAGATACTCATTTGGTTTCTCAGATCCTAGATGTGTATTTGGTTCTCCAGGTGCTGCATAAGCATTTAACCGATAACTAAATTTAAAGGGGCGTATGTCTTTGACTGCGCCCTTTTTTTATGCTTATATAAAACTTTATTAACCCTATGACCCTTCGGGGACTATTTACAAAAAGGAGATAGACATGGGAACAACTACATTTTCAGGCCCAATTAAGGCTGGAACAGTAAGAGAGGCTGCAAGCGCAAACGCAGGTTTTACCCTTATGGCACAATCAGCAGTAATTGATATTATTGGTGCTACAAACACAACAACAATTGGTATCGTACCAGCAAATTCACAGATCGTAGATGCTATACTTAATACAACAACTGTATCAAACGATGGTGGAACTGGCGTAGTGCAAATCGGAACAACAGCCGATCCAAACGCTTTTATGTCAGACACAAACGTTAAAGCATTAGGTGTAACACACACTGGAGGCACAACTTCAGCCGCTAATGATGTTGGTACAAGTGATGTAACCTGTACTGCAACTTACACAGCAGGTAACGGTGATGGCACAACAGGTGTTGCTACAGTAACTATACTTTATGTTCAGAACAACAACTTAGCATAGTACAAGTCTAGGAGATAATATGGCAGATACAGTAACAGGACCACAAATCTTACAAGAAAACGACAACAGAGCTACAGTTAAACTTGTCGTTGTGTCAGATGGTACGGGCGGTACTACTGTTATGGGTGATGTGTCAGCATTAGCTGCAAATAATTCAGGTCAAGCTGTTGCAAGAATTTCAATTCAACAACTATGGTTTAGTTGTTCTGAAGGAGATGGTGGTAACGCTTATGCTCGTCTGGAATATGAAGATAGTGATGGAGATATACCTATAATTACATTAATTAGTAGTGGTAACTTTGATTTTAGATCGTTTGGTGGACTACCATCAAACACAAGTAGTAACTCAAATCAAAATGACATTCATGTATTTATTCCATCAACAGCAGATGCTGGTAATACATTCAGCATAATAGCAGAGTTCAAGAAAATCTATTAGGATGGCAGATAAGCAGCCACCTAAAACTAAAAAATATTTCCGCTCCACCAAAAGTGGGGCGGGAATGACTAAAGCTGGTGTTAAGAAATACAGAGCTGATAATCCTGGTTCTAAATTAAAAACAGCAGTTACAGGTAAAGTTAAACCGGGCAGTAAAGCTGCTAAAAGAAGAAAATCTTTCTGCGCAAGAAGTGCAGGACAAATGAAAAAATTTCCCAAAGCTGCTAAAGATCCTAACTCTAGGTTAAGGCAAGCAAGAAAAAGATGGAGATGTTAGTGAAACAACTTGCAATTATATTACTTATATTCACAACTGTAGCTATTGTTACAGATTCCTCAGCAAACACCAATACCGTGTCGTCAACAGTTTTAAACAACGCACCTGCTACAGCAAATGCACCGACCGTCCTCAACTCAAATTCTGATATTTGCAAAATCGGTATTGGCGGAAGTGTGCAAAATAATATTTTAGGTGTAGCTACAGGTTACGTCATCACAGATGAATTTTGTGAGCGTGTTCGCACTAGTCGCGCTCTTTATTCCTACGGCATGAAAGTTGCGGCCGTGAGTTTGTTGTGTCAGGACCATCGTGTCTGGACGAGTATGAAAAATGCCGGGACCCCGTGCCCTGTAGACGGTCTCATCGGGGCTGAAGCCGCTTCCTATTGGGAAGAAAATCCTGAAAAAATTCCAGAAGGATCTCCTTATAGAGATGATTATCTACAAGTAAAAAAAGAAGAAACAAAGGAGTTTAGTGATGCTAGCCAAATTGCTCTTTATAAAGTTATGTTTATTATTACTACTGGCCTCCTCTTATTCTAGAGCAGACTGCCTACCTGATACTGAAGGACTCTGTACCCCTGGTGTAACAACCACGGAAGATACAGAAATTGACATTACTGAAGAAGATCTAGGCACAGAAATTGTTACAACCACTGTAACTACTGTTACTAATACGGAAGTAACTGTCACTAACGAAGACTCAGGTAATATTCTAGATGGTACAAACGGATATGTGAGTACAAGTAACGAAGGAGACATGGATATTGATTGGGGTGGTCAAGGCCCTGCCAGTATGCCAACAGGTAATTCTTGTTATGGATTAGGTGCAGATAAATGTGCAGCTATTGCAGGATCAGGTAATTCTACTTCCACAATGGGTGTTGATGGTATGGGCACCACATTTATACAGACTGTTGATTTCTCTGAACTCAATATTAGTAATGGTGGTGAAGTTAAATACTCAATAGAGGTAGATAAACAGGATGATCAAGATCGAATATACATGCACATTACAGGACTTAACGGAACTAGTCAGGTCTTTTCAGGCACTGACATCTTGTCTGAATCTGGAGTATCAACAGGCTACCAATCTTATAATGGGTCTTTCGATTTCAGTGGTGTATTAAATAGAGTTACCATTGAAGTAGGCGGAAGAGACATCAATCTAGCCGTGGGCCCAGTCTTTGATGATGTGAGTGTTAATGTTTTTTATAATGTAATCAATACAATCATTACTCAACAAATAACTACAGTAGAAGAAATTTATTATTTAAATCTTCTAGATACAGAGATAAACTTTGCAGAGGAAGTATTTGAATTTAACGACATAGCTACTAATGATATTGGTGAGATAGAGTTTATGCCTTTTGAATCTGAATATGAGGAAGTAACTTACGAAACTGTTGAAGTAGAAATGGCAGAAATAGAATTAGAGTTTGAATATGTCGAAATTTCTTATGATGTTACTTTTGATGCACCTTCACCCATGGAGTTATTGCCTGCACCTGATATGAATATGGATTTTGAAATGCCTGTTAATATAGAAACCGTTACTTTAGAGATTGAAATGGAAATGGATTTACCTCCACCCGATATGGTAGCTTCTGTAGAAGAGATAGCACCTTCAATTGAAATAGAACCTGAGATAGTGGAAACAGAAGTAGAAGAAACAAAACCACAAATTGAAGCAGTTCAGGAAGAGCCTGAGATGATTGAAGCCGAGCCTGAGGAAACTGTTGAAGAAGCACCTGAAAAGGTAGAAGAAATCGAGGAGGTAGAAGAAGTAAAAGAACCTGAAGAAGAAGCACCTGAAGAGATAGAAGAAGCTGAGGAAGAGGTAAAAGAAGAGCCTAAGAAAGAAGAGAAAAAGGAAGAACCAAAGAAGGAACCTAAAAAAGAATCTTCAGCAAAAGAAAAAGCTGCAAGTAAAATAGTCAAAAAGATTGACGATAAAGCAAGATATGACGATGCAGCTCAAACAAAAACTTTAATAGTTATGCAAATTCTCGGTAATACAAAAACATTCTTTGACACACAGTCGTACATCCAAGATACAAACGTTACAGAATATTTAAACAAGACAATAGATGATCAGTATGGTATGTTGTTTGACATGGCACAAGGGCAGATAATGGATGATATGGTGAACTCACAATGGCTGAAGTCTCAGTAGGCGGCGTTTCTTTTAAAGGTGGACGCATGATGGCAGTCATTCTAGCACTTAGTAGTGCTGTAGGTGTTTTATATGGCGGGTTCGAAGCTTTCAAAAAATTTCAAGATATGTCTGCTCAGATTGAGTCCTATACTGCCCCTGATTTAAGCGGGTTTGATAAAAAAATTGCTCTTGTAGAAACACAAACAAAATCACAAATAGAGCTAGTATCACAACAATTAGATGCTTTGAAAAGCGAATTGGAAATTATATTAGGTGAAATAGACCTAATAAGTCAGGTAAGTCGAGAACTTAAAGACGACCTTAAAACAGATTTACGCAACGTTGAGCAAGACGTACGACACATAACCGAAATTGTAAATGACGTGGAAGATAGACAAAAAGAAGACTCAAGAGAACTTATAGAAGAGATGAAGATAATGGAAGAAAGCCTTGACTTGAAGATTAATAAGGCTTTAAATAACCCTTTAAGTGGAATGTCCGCAAAAACAAAATAGGAGTATGTCATGTGTGGTTGTAAAACAGATCAGGATTGTCAATGTCGTTTAAGATAGAGCTTAAAACAGTTTTGCCCTATTTGGTGCTATTTGGAACTTTAGCAATGACTTGGGGCATGTGGAGCGAACGCTTAAATGCAGTAGAAAAAAAGGCTGATAGTGTTGCAGAAATGCAACAGGATTTAGCTGTTATAAAAGCACAACTAAAGTCTATGGATGAAAAAATGGACTGGATGGAAGGTTTTTTAATAAAGAATTATAGTGAGTTTTAATGGCCATTGGGAGATCTCAAATGGCTCAACAAGTAAGTAAACCGGGAGGTAAAAAAAATGGCAAAGTTATGCGCAAGAGGAAAAGCCGCCGCAAAAAGAAAGTTTAAAGTTTACCCTTCAGCGTACGCAAATATGTACGCTAGTGCAGTATGCAGTGGTAAAGTTACCCCTGGTGGTAAAAAAGGAGCTAAGAAAAAAGCAATGGGTGGCTCTATAAACGAAATATCTCAATCAAGGAAACAAGTTTCTGCAAATAGAAAAGTCAAAGGCGGTAAAATTATAGCTGCTGCTTGTGGCGGAGTAATGCGTAGGAAAGAAACCACACTCAGTTAAGGAGGTAAATCATGGAAAAATTATGGAGCAAATGGAATAGCTTAAACAAAAAAGGCAAGATTATTGCCGGTGTTGTTGGAGTTGTTATTCTATGGGTCGTTTATAATCAAGTCTGGTAATGGCTAAAA